GTGTGGTGATAGCACTAAAAAGGAAGATGTAGAGAAGTTAATGGATGGTAAGAAGGCAGATATGGTATTTACAGACCCACCATATAACGTAAATTATAGTGGGCGGGGAAAAGAAACAAGCAACAAAATAGAAAATGATAACATGACAGAAAAGGCATTTAGGGATTTTCTAGAAGCAGTATTCCAAAATTACAGAACAATACTAAAAGAAACAGGTGGAATATACGTTTGTTATGCAAGTAGAACACACAGGGAATTTGAAGATTCGCTAAATAAAGCAAACTTTGAAGTTAGAAATCAAATAATTTGGGTTAAATTAGTAGCATCAATGGGATGGGGCGATTATAGATGGAAACACGAACCAATACTATATTGTCATAAAAAAGGCGGAAGTCTAGATTTTTACGGGGACAGAAGACAATATACACAATGGGATGAACAAAGGGATGACAAATGGTTGCTTCAAATGATTAAAAAGGAAATAAAGAAACAAGAAAACGGAAATTCAACAGTGTGGCGATTTGGAAGGGAATTTAACTATAAGCACCCAACACAAAAGCCAGTGCAAATGGTAACAAAAGCATTTGTAAATTCATCAAAAGTAGGTGATATAGTAACAGATTTATTTTTAGGAAGCGGCAGCACTTTAATAGCAACAGAAAAGACTAACAGAATATGCTATGGAATGGAACTAGACCCTAAATATATAGACGTTATCATACAAAGGTGGGAAGATTATACAGGTAATAAGGCTAAGAAACAGTGAATTAACACACAAATAACACAATATGCCAACAAAATTATGGAAAAAGGGGGAGTCAGGTAACCCTAATGGTAGGCCAGAAGGCAGTATATCAGTAGTGTCTGCTTTAAAACGTGAATTAGCTAAAACCCCAGACGGGGAAAAGAAAACTTATTTAGAGCTTTTAGTTAAAAGGATGTTAAAAAAAGGTATAGTAGATGGCGATGTGAGTATGATTAAGGATATTGTGAATAGAACAGATGGATTGCCACGTCAAAATTTAGATGTAACTAGCGGAGGAGAAAATATTAAACAAATTCTTGTTAAATTTATAGATGGAAAACCTGAAGACAATAGAGATACCGATTGAATATAAACCCTTATTTGATAAAAATTGGAGAGAAGCAGCAGTATACGGTGGTAGGTATTCTTTAAAATCACATACAGTTGCACGTTTTTTACTTATAAAAGCTAGGGAAAGTAAAACTAGAGTAGGTTGTTTTAGGGAATTTCAGAACTCAATAGCGGATAGTTCACATCAACTGCTGAAAGAATTGATTAACAAGTATGAGTTAAATGAGTTTGAGGTAACTAATAACTCAATTTTAAATAAGTTAAACGGGTCAGATTTCATTTTTAAAGGACTACATAACAACGAACAGAGTGTAAAGAGTACAGAAGGAATAGATATAGCTTGGGTTGAAGAAGCACAAACCGTATCACAGAACAGTATTGAGGTACTTACACCGACTGTAAGAAAAGAAAAAAGTAAGATTATTTATACTTATAACCGTTTAGTAGAGAATGACCCAGTTCATGTCAGATTAGTTGAGGAAGGTAGACCAGATACACTTGTTATCAATGTAAACTATGATATAGCGATTAAGTACAAGATGATTCCTGATGTAATTTTGAAAGAAATACGGGATGATAAACAGAATAGACCTAACCTATACCAACATAAGTGGCTTGGAGAACCTAACAGTTTAGAGCTAAAAATATTTCAAAATTGGAGACAGATTGATGATGTACCACATGAGGCAAGATTAGAGGCAAGATGGCTAGACTTCGGCTATTCAGTAGATGAAAGTGCCATTGGAAGCCTATATTACTACAACAATGGGTGGGTTCTAGACGAAGAACTGTATAGGAAAGAGATGAGTAATAGACAATTAGCCACATTTCTTAACGCTTTACCTAAACCACAAACGCTAATAGTAGCAGATTCAGCAGAACCTAAGAGTATTGCAGAGTTACAAAGCTATGGTTTAAACGTACTACCTTGTAAGAAAGGTAAGGATTCAGTTAATGC